TGCTTGCGGGGATCATAGCGTTGACGTTGACGAATAATTTTTTCTTATTTACCGCCAAAGGGGCAATCTCAAGAGGGGAAGACATCTGGTACGGGATTTTGTTCGAACAATTAAAATTCAACAATTATCTAATTGCGTGGTTCGCGGGCATTGTTGGCCTTCTAGTATTCGGGGCCGATTATATCCGTGGCAAAATCGCGGGGTATGAATTAGGTTTCGGCAAAGGCGGTGAGCCGGCCGCATCGACACCTACCGAACGTAAAGAAAAGATTGAAGACGCTCCTCCTGCGGATGTATCAGGTAAAACGCTTCAAGAGGAAATGGGAGACGAACAACAATGATACCTGCGGCACTTTTGAAAAAATACGGCCCCTACGCTGCAATTGCGCTGGTCGCGATTGGTATTCTGTCACTGACATATTGCGAAGGCAAGAAGTCGGGAAAAACCGGCGAGGTCATTCAGCAGCAGGAACGCGAGATTGAAACACAGGAAAAACTAGGCGAAGCCAACGTAGGCGCGGCCGACCGGCGCGTAGAAGATGCAAAAAAGGCAGTTGAACAAGAAAAGGAATTGATTGATGCACTCAAAACTACACAAGATCCTGCTCGTCAGCGCGTGTTGCGCGGTTGTATCATCTTGCGGCAACAAGGCAGAGACACGTCTAGCATTTCCGCCTGTCGCTGATATCCAAGTTATCGTAGAGCCGGAATATCCGGTCGAAGCACTTGCAAATCCTGCAATCGAAGCGGCATGGTGGAATGACGTTCTGCTATGGGGCCGTGACCATCAAAACAAGCTGTCACGCGTCTGCAAATGGGCGGTCGACCTTAAATATGAGGTGCCGGCCGGCTGGTGCGGTTAGAGCAAATATTTCCGGCCGTACAGAGCCAATAACGCAGCTTCGGCGCGTCCGTCATCCTTGACCCGAGCAACCTTCCCGACCGTTGACGGCAATAATACTGTGGCTTTTTCACGGCTGGCTCCCTTGCTCGAATTCAACAACCCCATTTTGCCTTTCCAGACGGCAGGGGTCGGAAATTCAAGAATAGCGTCAGTCGACGCCGCAATAGCATGAACGAAGCCAAGTGTTCGGCCGAACGTGAACATCGAGGTAACGCCCTGTCCAGGTCGTGCGCCTACCTCTTCAATCACGACAAGCCCGACGCCTGCAAAATCTAGCGCACTGCGCCATTCTCTATACCATTGCTTCCAAGCAGGTTTGTTTTTGCCTTTCAGCTTCACCGTTGGCACGTCAAAGAAATGTACGGAATTGTCGGGATAGAGGATCGCCATTGCGCCGCTCTTGCCTGGATCTATACCCGCGATTATCATTGAACCGCCGCCTCCCATAAAATCTCCCCGCCGATTGTTTCTACCCGTTGGGTACCTGGATTAAGCCTTGCATGGTCGGCCGCTTCTTCAATCGGATTTTTTGTTCCAGAGAACTCAATTGGATAAAATCCTTCTTCACGAAAGAAAATCACGGTAATTTTATCAAAAAGGACAGTCATCGATATTCTCCAAAACAGGTAAAAATGGTTTCAACCATTCGGGCGGCTCAAAAAAAGGTATTTCGGGTATTTCCCGCACGGGCTCTCGATAAGGTTCAACTCCTTTTTCGACAAATAACCAATATTGGCGTGTATCAAGGCTTTGAATTGCGCGACCAGGGCGAAGGTGTTGGAGCGCCAGATTTATTGCGCTTGTTTCAGGCTTGATATGCTGCACGCAAAGGGTCGATGGGCCGCAGGGACAATTGTGATCGACCTGCAAACCTGTAATTTCAAAGCCGTGGATATGTATCGCAGCCCATCGGTGAGCAAACCAACGTTCGCCCTCGAACCAGAAGCTGCCGTAGGGCTGATTATGTCCATGCCCTGACGTCGCACCTCCTACCCACATGACGCAGCCGGTCACAGGGTCAAACGCACACTTTTCCGCAAAACGCTGCAAAGAGGTCTTTCTTCGTTGATTGTGAAAACCGCAATTCCCCTTCGGCGCTGACATTATTTTCTGTACCTCGCCATGACTTCAACTTCTGCCTTCACTTTGAATTTCCGTTCAAGCGCCCAAGGCTCGATATCTTCCATGATTTGCTTAACCGTCAATGCTAGGTCCGGCCGGTCTTTTTCCTCGAACACCAATTCGTCATGAACTTTGAAAATCGTATTAAGCCCTGCCGACTCTGCGCGCTTCATCGCACCGATCATCAATTCCCGCGCACTGCCTTGGATGCAGTCGGCCGTTATCATACCGTGCCAAGCCATGTGGCGGCGAAACCGCTTGCCTTGGTACGACATGAAAGTCCAAGACGGCCGTTCGTCACCGGCAGGTGTGAACGGCGTTGCTTTGCGCGGCCGATGATACCAAATCTTTTTCCCGTTCGGCAGGCGCATTGTCAGAAAGTCGTTTTCTTTGCGGAACTCGATACCGGAATAAGAGTACGCCTTTGCGTGATCGCACCAAACGGCTTGAACACTGGCTTCGAAAAGCCCGTACCAAAATTTAGGCACCATCGGCGCAATCTGGTTGCGATAGGTGCTGATTGCCATCATCGCTAGATCGATGCTTTCTTTCGGCGCGAAGCGCGCACGGAAGCCAACCGGCCCAAGGCCGTAACCGCTTCCGAGAATTACTGCCTTGCCAATAGCGCCCTCTTTTGCATGTTCAGGCAATTTTCGGTTGATCGGCTTTTTGAAAATCATGCTCGCCGCTTCGGAATAGACGTCGACGCCAGCATGCATTTCTTCAACTCTGTCGTGCTGTCCAGCCATCGAAAGCAGGTTGCGCGCTTCAATGGCCGCAAAATCGCCTGCGCATAGCACCTTGCCTTTCTCTGGCACGATACAGGAGCGTAGGGACGATATGATCGCCGTGAATATATCAGGCCCCCAAATATCCCTAATCAGGCCCACGTCGCGTGTCAGAATTGTATCAGCAAGAATGTCCGCAGTTAAGCCCTGCCTATCGCCAATTTCGCCGCGAGGGTAGTTTTGAATTTGAATAAGTCTGCCAACGTCGCGGCCAGTCCTAGCGCCATGATACTGTGTCGCATAACGTACACGGCCGTCAGTTCCAGCGCATTGCAGCATTCGGGCAAGCTTTGCGACGCTGGACGAAGCCAAGGATCGCCGCAATGTGATAACTTCGTGGACGTGATAAGGCAAAGGTTCGCCAAATTCCTCAATACCAAATTCATCGTCTGGATCTAATATAGCGTTAAGGGTTTCCTTTTTCATGTCCCCGAGAGGAACGCCTTGATCGTTTACCCAATTCAGCACTTTTTCCCGCTGCGTAGGCTTCAATCCAGTCAGTTCACGGAAACGTTCGACCATAGGCACCCGCACCTGATCGAGAACATCGATACAGGCGTTGACAAATTCGACGTCGATTTTAATTCCGCGTTGATTAATTTTCTGGTCGAGAATCCAGGTATGCCGTTCCTCAGGTCCGAGCCCTTTTGTCGCTTGATAAAGCGCCCACTGTGCTTCGCAGTCTTGCGCGCCGTAATCATACAGCCGTTGCAAATTGGATCGGTTATGGTGCGACCAGCCTCCGAGCCTGTCAGGCTTACACATGATAAGCATATGCCGGTGTCCATCCATGTCCTTGCGTACAGGCAATTCTAGCGCCGTCACGGCAGCGTCCAGACCGAGAGGCAAGCCTTTCATAGCTGACACTGCCATAGTATCGTGCCAGCGTTCAGGAGGCATCAGGGGGTATCCGGCCGGCTCCATGTGAAATTTCCACATAGCTTGTTCGAAGCCAGCGTTTTGCGCGGAGAAAATCACGGCTTCATCACCACATAATTCCATCAATTCAGGATCAATCTTGTGGATTTGGCTTTCCGATAGTACCCTCGTCGGCTTAGGTTGCCCGTCGACCACTACCTTAATTTGCGCACAGAGCATGAAAGTTGATAAATCGGCAGCATATTTCCAAGCGCCGATTTTCAGCAAATCCGCTTGACTGGCTGTTTCGAAATCGAGCGTTACCATTCTCATTAGGATTCTCCTGCAAGAGTTTGGCAGACTTTATCCGGTCTGCCAGCGGATTTTTTTCAGGTCCTGCGCCTTTATCCGGTTATGCAGCAGTTATAGGCTCCGGTACATCTCACTTAGAAGTCAGACACAGGCTCTTCAACACCTTCGATTGAAGGCGCATTAGCTAGAGGATCATAGTCGGAATATCCGGCATAGGTGCCAAATACCTCGTTATTGCCTGGACCACCACCGCCTGCAAAACGCTCACCTTTGCGAACAAACAGGCAGTTTTGAAGGTAAGCAGTCACGCCGTCTTTGGCGTCAAGCGTTTTACGACGGAAAGGCTTGAAGGCCAGTGCAGGAACGACATAAGCCCCAGGATAAAACAAATCCTTGCCAGCTTGCGCTTTGGCGTGTTCCTCGTCGGGAATGTCGATCACTTTGCCTGCTTCGAGCCGCGCAAGCGAAACATCGTACTGCGACGATGCAGTCAAAATGCCAGCGTAAGGTTTATAAAGTTCGGCACGTTTTTGCGCCTTTTCCATAATCTTAAATGCTTCGTCGGCACTTTTACCTTGTGCGTCCAATTCAGCTTTTTGGATTGCCCGTTTACCCGCCGTAGCTCCGCCCATGCAAGCGAGATAGTAGTCTCCAGGATTGCCGGAAAAACTACCGAGTTCAGCCGTGATCGAGCGTACCATGATCCCGACAACTGCGTCAAAATCTTCCTTTTCGAGACCGAAGGTGCCGGAAAATTTAGGTGTGGCATTTTGGACGTTGCGGGGTGCCGATTTCGCCGTAATTGACGAATATATCAGCCGTGCAGGCTTGATTAGAGTGTATCGTTCAGTTTCTGCCATTGTTACTTCCTTTTGTCCCCGTTGAAATTTTCCATGTTATCGCGGGGACGCGGCGATAACAGGAATTCTTAAAATAGCGAATAGTCGATGGGTTTGGGAAGGCCTCTACCATAAGCAACGCGCGAAATATGCCGCTTCTGTTCTTGGCCCGAACGGCAGTGCCCACACTTCCC